ATAATCCTTCAGCAATCTTAAGAAAGCATTCTGCGATGTAATCTGGTACAACAGGTAAGATTTCTTTATTATCTTTCGCTTCACGAACAACCGTACAATAATCAACAACTGCCTGTGAGAACTCCTTGTTGTTTACATAATGAATACTTTTTCTTTTGGTTCTTGCCATAATATAAATCCCTTAATGTTATGATTGTATCACAAATATTTTTTACTGTCAACTATAAAAAAGACTTGACGAATCGGTAAAATAGTATATAATTAAATAGAGGTTTTTGAGGTGGGTGAGTATACTAGTGTAATCTTGGCTTACTAGGAAAGCGAATCAGATTATCACTTGAATCATCAAACTCACCTGAGAGTTCTTTCATTCTTTTAACCATGCTTTCTAACTTTTCTTCTACTTCTTTTTCTGTCATCTCAGAAGCTTTTACGGCTTCTCTATAATGTTGAACAAGACTTAAATCAGGATTACCTTCAGAACAAACATGGTTTGTGTTTATTGTGATGAACATTTCTGGACCCTCTTGTAGTGCCATATAGGGTCTGAAAGAATGATATCGAATACCTTCATTATCAAATGCAGTATGGATTTTGAAACATCGTCTGACAACCATATCAGGATTATCATTTGCAGCCCATTCTACGACTTCACAAATGACTTCTTCGCCACTTATGAGTTTAAATTGTTTTACATCATACATCAATATCCACCTATATTATTTTATATTTAAACTCTTCTTTTTCGTAAATCTTTACTCTCTCTGCCGAGTGTAGTAGTGTATAGTTTCGTCGTGTTTTCCAGTGCAAATCATCTGCAATATCATAGAGGGTTGTTGTGCTTCCATCATCGGACTTTCGAAGACCACGCCCAATACTCTGCAAAACTTTGATTTGGGATTTGCTTGGTGAAGCGAATATGATATTATGCAGATTCCGAATGTTAATACCAGTGCTGAAAGTTCCCAAGGAGGCGACGATGATCGCATCTTTTTGTTTCTCCACTATTCTTCGTATGGCTTCTCGATCAGAAGTATCAACTTCACCTGATACAAAAAATACTTTGCGACCTTCTTTAACCTTATTTAGTAGGGCTTCGTGGAGAGGTTTTCCATGAGCGTCCACACGATTGTATAGGATGAGAGTATTTCCTTTAGCATCCAAAGCGAGATTACAAATGAGCCGATTACGAGTAGAGTTTTCAATGATGAAGTCAATCTCTTCCTGATATGTTTTCTTTCCAAAGTTTTCTCTCACTTCTTTTGAGTAGTTCAATAACAGAACCTTGATATCCAAAGGAGCCAGTGTTCCATCGTCTTGAAGTTTCTTTGTCTTTATGACATGATAGACAGGTCCAAATAAACCCTCTAGAACTAGCTTATGGGTTTGCGTACCATCTAGAGTTCCTGTCAAACCAAATCTATATTTGGCTTCAGTTGCTTTGTTCATAATAGACGACAAAGACTTTGATTTAAAACCATGGCATTCGTCACCGATTACCATACCAAACTGTTCAAACCATTTCTTAGGATATTTATAGATACTCTGCCAAGTTGATATGACAATGGCTTTATCTGTGTTCTTACTCTTGCCTGAGTAAATCTTGTGCATCCCATCAGGGTTCTGACCATAATCTTCAAAGTCTTGGTGCATCTGTTCTACCAAAGATGTAGTAGGTACGATGATTAGAACTCTACCGCCCTTAGGATATTTGAAGCCATCTGATAAATAGTATAGCCAATACTTTGCAAGCAAGTATGCAATGTAAGACTTACCAGACCCTGTAGGAGATAAAAGAATTGCTCGATTTCGTTTTAGGGCTGTTTCAATCGCATCGTATTGATATGATCGAGGCTGAAATGGAAGCGTTGCGTCAGCTAGTAAATCAGACATATATTGAAGAGGTTGTTGAGGAGGAACAGGAAACCCATATTGATCCGACTCTTCAGTGTCAACAGTATATCCTCGCTCAGATGCAAACTTTAACAAATAAACATATAGCCCAGCGTTTAGCTCTCCAGTCATGCGATTGAAGAGTTTGATCTTACCGTCCCATATTTTATTCTTATAGGCTGGCATAAACTTATAGCCAGGAACGTAAAAGCTAAAATAGTCTGATAGTTCATATGCAAGACCGTTCTCACAATCCACATACATCATACTATAGTCTTTTAGCTTTACAGTGATATCAGCCGCCACTCTCAAATACTTTCCATTTAATAATATTACCAATAGTCTGATGTCGCCACTTCAGCGCATCAACGATATCTGTAAGTGTATTTATAAGCGTTTTTAGGTACTCGATTTTCAACTCCGACTCTTGGATTTCGATATCAGAGTCATAGTAGTAGTCCATGTCACCTTTTAACACTTTAAGTCCCTCAAGGGGATCGTACTGCCAGCCACGTGCCTCTATTTCCTCTTGATCCATTTTACCATTATAATATAACCACTTGGCTTTTAGCAGAGTTTTTTGGTCCATCTCTGCTTTTTTCAAACGCAACTTAGCATTCGACAAAGCAGCAAGATACTTTGCGTGTAGTGTAGGTGTGATACGTGATGTTTCTGCTAGATCGTTTCTAGGAATCTGACAATCAGTTTCCCATGCCTCAAGCACTTCTTCTAATGTTTTCATAATATACTCCGATAGAGTTATCTCAGTTCAAAATAGGAAAATCTAAATGTTGCAGGAAACGTGATAAAGGATAAGTCACCTGATGTTGACTCAAGTTGCATGTCGCCAAGGCTTACAGGCATACTATCTATATATCTAATCTGTCTGACCTTATTATTATGGCTGCTTAGAATAGATAATGTGATGTCAGCATACGTAGGTGGCTTCGAAGATGTTCTATTAATCGCTGTTGTATCTTCTTGCTCAATAGTTCTTTGTAACCAGTTGTACATTTCTGTATATGCGTTTAGATTTTCATCCACTATAATCATAGCGGTTAATTCACTAAATGTCAACTTATCTCCAGTGAACGGTACAGATGTGATACGCTTGTAGGGCATCTCAACAGGGTTCGATGACATAGATGGATGCAGTACTGTCTGACAGAAAAACTCTAGGTTCTGAAAATGCTTATGGTCAATGGTAAGTTTGAAAGCGTTTGGCTGTAGATAGTTAAGGTTATTCAACCCTGATGAGGATGAGTTTACATCTACTTCTACACTTGGATTTAATACAGGCATTTGAGTTTCCACTAAGTTTTAACTACTTCTATTTATATGTGTAAAAATAAAACTTTTTATTGACATTTGTTTTCGAATCAGATATATTGATTATATCAAATGAAGGAGAACATCATGACTTGGGAATTGAGAACAACTTTGACCACCTTGTGTCCTGTTACTAGGGAATTGGCACAAAGCGCTGTTTTGGTTGAGACTCAAGCAGAAGCAGAGGCTTGGTGGACATGCAGAACGACCCAAAGACATACTACTCGGGTTGTTCACACAATGTTGAACCCAGCTGGTGAAGTTGTTAGAGTATTGATGCAATAATCTATTGACATTTGTTTTCGAATCAACTATATTCATAGTGTAACAAATAAGGAGATTACAATGTCTTTAACAGTTGATCAATATCGTGGTCCTATCGAGTATTGGCATGCCCAACAAGAAGAACTAGGTTACGAGACTGTGTGGAGTATTTGGGAGTGTCCCACCGTAGACCAAGAAATCTTCAATAACAAAAGTCATCGTGTCTACTATCGTTTCATTCGTGGTGATGCTACTTGCATGGAAATCCTAAACGATCTTGCTTGGGTAGAAGTGAGTGCCTTTACAGCTGGTGGTACTGTTCGTGATTTCTGGGCTGCCGCAGAATCTTGTTTCCAACAAGCCAAGAAACAAGGTGATTGGCACAAGTTCATTGAAGACATTGAACTAACAGAAAATGGCTTTGAACTAACAATGGGGTCATAAAAAAAGGGAGCCAAGCGGCTCCCTTAAGTTTTTCCGATACTCTTGATCTTATGTCAAGATGTTGTCTACACGGAAGATTCTGTAGTACTGGTTTGTACGGTTTGATGCAAGACCATCTGCAGGTGAAGAACCTACGAATGGGTTTGACGCCATGCCATAACGAGTTTTGAACCCGATACGTGGCTGGAAGTCGTTCTCGCCAACTGCACGAACCATTGTTAGTGGTACGTATGGGCAGTAGAATACACCTGCGTCATAAGGGTTAGTACCTTTATAACCTACGTTGATGTAATCGGTGTCTGCATATGGATCGATGTATACACGGATACGACCATTTAGAACACCTGCGAATGTGTTACCTGTGTCATCAACGTTCAAGTTTGTTGACAATGCAGGAGCATAGTCTAGCATACCTGATGCTGCTAGTGCAGATGCAACGTCTGATGAACAGATGATGAAGTTACCTTTACCACGGCGTGTTTCTTTTGCGATTG